AGATGCGGAAACAAAAGCCCGAACAGAAGAAATTACAAGAGCCAACCAAAGAAGAGCAAAAGACGCATTAGAGACAGGCTATAGGCATGGCGGTTCAGCTAGAACACGTAAAGTAGCTAGCGCACATAAAGGTCCAAAGGGATTTAAAGGGACATTTTAGTTTATAGTATGGAAGATCTTACTCATTTCTCCTATCATATACTTAAAGTAGTACAGGAAAGGATTACTTTGACGCAGGAGGCCATTTTACACGGCTCCCCCAAAGAGTTTGTTGAGTACAGGGAACTGGTAGGGGAACTGAGAGGGCTTCAATTTTGTGAAACAGAGATAAAAGAGCTTCTGAGTAGATCAGAAATGCAGGAGAATTAATTAATGACGAAAGTATTATACGTGCCTGATCACGTTGCGGCGGAAGAAAACCAGAAGCGTAATGCTTCTGTAGCCGAAGCCTATGTAGACAAAGAGGAGAAAGTACTGGATCCGTCCAGGCTGGATGTTTCTTTGAGCGAAAGGCTACCGCAGCCGACCGGGTGGCGCTTACTAGTGATGCCCTATGCAGGGAAAGCCACTAGCGAAGGGGGGATACATATCCCCGATGCAGTAAGAAACCGTGAGGCATTGGCTACGGTAGTAGCTTATGTCTTGAAGGTAGGACCACTGGCATACAGGGACGAAGCCAAATTTGGCATAGAAGGTTCCGGTAAAGCCTGGTGCAAAGAGGGTGATTGGGTTTGTATTGGTCGTTATGCTGGCGCTCGCTTCAAAATTGATGGCGGTGAAGTCAGGATTATCAATGATGATGAGGTCATTGCAACGATTATTGAGCCCGATGACATACAACATGTCTAATAGAAAGGAGAAAGAAACCATGGGAATGACGACATGCTCGAGGAGAAAGAGATAGAAGTAGGTGATTCTGACGAATCTCCGGTAGATGTAGATCTGGAAGAAGGAAAAGTTGTCCAGGAAGAGGACGATACGCCTAAAGTAGAGGCTGTTTCCGAGGACCAGAAAGAAGAAGAACTAGATCAGTATAGTGCTGGCGTTCAGAAAAGAGTAGACCAACTCACACGACGGTTTCGTGAAGAAGAACGTCAGAAACAGGCTGCCATTGACTTTGCAGAAAGCGTTAAAAAACGGAATGAAGAGCTTGAGCAAAGGATTGAAAAGCTGGACAAAGGGTATCAGGAGGAATTTGGCAACCGGGTTGAGTCCCAGGTAGATGTTGCTAAAAAAGTACTCAGGGATGCTCATGAGTCCGGTGATGTAGACAAGATAGTAGAGGCCCAAGAAGCCCTTGCAAACCTTTCTGTTGATAGAGTCCGTTTGAAAACCGCCCAGAAACAGGCGGAAGAGACAGAAGTAAGTAGCGAACCACCTGTGGAACCTGAACGGGCACCCGTTGCACCTAACGTTCCTTCTGCGGAAGAAGTAATGAATCAGCAACCAAAGCTGAAGGAATGGGTATCCAGGAATGAGTGGTTTGGTCCTGATGAGATAATGACTCAGGCCGCTTTTTACATTGATTCACAACTTCAGCAACAAGAAGGGTTTGACCCGAACACAGATGAGTATTATGCTGAGATAGATAGAAGAATGCTTGCTGAGTTTCCTCATAAGCTCGGCAAAACTAACGGGGGAGGCAAAAAGGTTGCGTCAGCCGAAGCCTCAGCATCCCGCAATAAGAGTAAACGTAAGACTGTGCGGTTAACGTCTTCACAGGTTGCAATAGCAAATCGGCTAAATGTTCCTCTCGAGGAATATGCCAAATACGTGTAAGGAGTTAGCCATGGAAGAAAATACGGAAAACACAAGTCGCCAGAAAACTACTCGCAACAGGACGCCAAGAGCCAATGAAACACGGGCCGGGCAAGCTCGCAGAGAACCATGGAAGCCGCCGTCTATGCTAGACGCACCTCCTGCGCCGGAAGGATACAAGCACAGGTGGATAAGAGCGGAAGTAATGGGATATGACGACCGTAAAAACGTATCGGCACGATCTAGGGAAGGATGGGAACTGGTACGTGGAGAGGAATATCCCGACTTTAGCATTCCTACCATTGAGAATGGCAAACA